ATTCGTTCCGCCGAGATATGGCAAGAGCCAGCTCGCTACCATTAACTTTCCGGCTTGGTATTTAGGCAAAAATTCGGATAAGGATATTATTACCGCTTCTTATTCGGGAGAATTAGCCGTTGAATTTGGCGGCAAAACCAGAGATTTAATAGCCGATCCACTTTATCGCAAGATTTTTAATATAACATTAAAAGAAGATGAAAAAGCTAAAGCCAGATGGCGAACCAATCAAGGAGGAAGTTATACTTCGGTTGGCGCGGGCGGAGCTATTACCGGCCGGGGAGCTAATTTATTGATTATAGACGATCCAATTAAGAACCGAGAAGAAGCCGAGAGCAAGGTTTATCGGGATAAGATATTTAATTGGTTTACCTCTACGGCTTATACTCGTTTGGAAAAAGACGCGGCTATTATACTTATTTTAACCCGCTGGCATATGGACGATTTAGCCGGTCGTCTGCTTAAAGCTCAAGCTGAAGGTGGTGAAAAGTGGGAAGTAATAAAATTTCCGGCTATTGCCGAAGCTAATGAGCTTTACCGCAAAGAAGGCGAACCGTTATGGCCCGAAAAGTTTTCTCTTGAGAATCTAAATCAAATAAAACAAACTATAGGAATATATGATTGGACAGCTCTTTTTCAACAAACTCCCATTTCTTCAGAGAGTCAGGAATTCAAACAATTATGGTTTAAGGAAAGGGATTGGTTAGAAATAGAACGATTAAGAACTTTTAAAATCTTAACTATTGATACGGCCGTTTCTAAATCGGCTTCAGCCGATTATACAGGAGTTATTAGAAATTATATTGATAGAGAGAATAATTGGAATTTGAGGTCGTTTAAAATGCGTTTGAATCCGTTGGAATTGATTGATTTACTCTTTACTTACCACGAAAAAGAACATTTTGACCGCATTGGCATAGAGAAAACTATCTATTTACAGGCGATAAAGCCGTTTTTAGACCAAGAAATGCGTAAAAGGAATAGATTTTTGCCAATTTTTGAATTAGAACATCGCCAAGTTCACAAGGAAACACGCATTAGAGGGCTAATTCCACGCTATCAGAGTGGTTCAATTTATCATATTAAAGGTGAATGTGTAGCTTTAGAAGAGGAATTACTAACCTTTCCTAATGGAATTCACGATGATTTATGTGATGCTCTGGCTTATCAACTTCAAATAGCTCAAGCGCCAGATATTGAGAAACCTTATATCCAGCCGCCTTATCAGCCCGCCAGCGACTATGAGGGGGGAGACAGGCAAATTCAAACAAGCCCTTATTCACCAGCAGATATTATTAAAACATTAAAAGGTTTATAACTTATGTTTGAAAACGACCAAATAGCTTTTCAAGCCAGACAAGAATACGAAACTGGTTTGGATTTTAAACAACCGAGAATCAAACGCTGGCAAAAGATAGAAGATTTGTATTTTCGTAAAACCAAACCCGCTTTAAAAGGCAGAGTTAATATTCCTTTGCCCGTGATGAGCGGTTTTGTTGAGACGCTTCTTTCCAAGATAGACGATCCGCCCTTAATTAACTTTAATCCGACTGAAGAAGCCGATTTTAAGAAAGCTCAGAAAGTCAATGCCGCTTGGAGGTATGAATCAAGTTCAACCGTGGGCAGATGGAGTATTAAGGATTTAGATGTCAAGAAGTTGGCTATCTTTTCAGGTAGAGGAATTTTTAGTTATTATGCCGAATCAGACCCGACTTATAAATCTAATTTAACGGCGGTTGATCATTATAGTTTTGTCTGTGACCCAATGGGCGGGGCTGAATTAGAAGATCATCGTTATCTGGGTCAAGACGATATTTTTAAAAGTAAATTAGAACTTATTAACGGCGCTAAATCAGGTCTTTACGATGGACATCAGGTGGAGAAATTAATTAACAGCGTTTCCACCGAAAGCAAGAATGAAAATGACAATAAATATCAAAATAAAGCCAATCGTTTTTCAGCTTTAGGATTAGACAATCAGCTTTACAATAGCGCCGGTGACAAGATTTATAATTTCATTCAATGGGGCACGACTTATCAAGGTAAGCGTTATTATCTTCTTTTTGATTATAACACCGGTCTTTGGATTAAATGCAAACCATTAAAAGAGGTTTTTGAATCGGAACTTTGGTGGTATGCCTCTTATGCCACGCATCGGGATAAAGCTATCTTTTGGAGTCCGGCCCCGGCCGAGGATGTTGAGCCGGTGGCCGAAGGAATGCAGATACTTTATAATCAGGCGGTTAATAATCGCCAAAGGCAAAGTTTTGGCCAACGGGCTTATGATCCGCATATCTTCCCCGATCCCAAGCAGTTGGAATTCAGACCCGATGGTTTGGTCATTGCCAAGGCCTCGGAAAAAGGTAGAAGCATTGCCGAAGGTATTTATGAATTCAGCACGCCCGAGATTAAAGGCACGATTGACTTAATCGCTTTTACCGATTCTTTCTTAGGCACTAAAACAGGCGTCACGCCAGGCGCGCAAGGCCAATCGGAAAAGGATAAGAAAGTCGGCGTTTATTATGGCGATCTGCAACAAGTGGCTGATCGGCTTGGTTTATTGAGTAAAAGCTATTCGCAATGCTGGGCTGATTTAGGGTTTCGCTATTATCAGGGCTTAAAAGAACACTTAAAAGAACCCTTGATGATTAAAATAATCGGCGAGAAAGGAGTGGAATGGGATAGTATTGTTAGAGACGATATTAAAACCAAGAACGATTTTGATATAACCATTTCTTCCAGTTCGGCCGAGACCCAAGCCGATGAAATTAAAAAGAAACAAAAACTTGATTGGTTAATGGCTAATCAGCAAAATCCTATAATATCCACTCGTTGGAAAACCGAGCAAGGAATGAGAGTAGTCGGCTTTGACGAAGAAGAAATCCGCGTGGCGATGGATACGCAAAACGAAGGCAATCAAGAAATACTCTCCGAAGCGGCAACTGAAAACCAGCAACTCTTGGCAGGCAAAGAAGTCAAACCTAACCGCGGGGCGACCACTGGACATATTCAGAAACATCTGGATTTTGCCACTGATAACGACTTGAAGATTGAAGATTACCAAAAGATAATGGCGCACGCCAAAAGCGAAATTCCTTTTGCTCAAGAGAATGCCATTAGAAAAGCCCGTTCGGTTTTAACTACGCCTTTAGGAAGCCAAAATATCGCTCAAAATGGCTCAAATCAGCCGTTGTCAGCGCCACAAGGTCAAATCTATCCTAATACACCAGAAGGCACGCAACAGCGAAGCCAAATGCGAGTTCCTAAAATTATTCAAACAGGGCAATTAATTCCTAATCCAACCATGTGATTTTAGATAAATTAAAATTTTTACGAGAAAAATTAGGCCAGAACGCCGAAGAAAGCAGTTTGGCTGAACTTACTCTTTGGGAAAAGCAAATCAAGGAAGCGATGATTATGGAAGATTTACGCCAACACGAAGGCGTTAAGAAGTTATTAGAAGGAGCTAATGGCTGGCTCAAAAAGTTTGATATTGAACTTTCCACCAACCAACAACTGACGCAAGCGGAAAGAGACCGCTTTTTTGACAGGAAGGAAATGTTTATTTGGCTGATAGGACTTTTTGATACTAATTATTTATCTTCAATAGAGAAAGATATTGATGATAATCTTAATCAATAAATTTATGCCTTTTAAATCAAAAAAACAAATGCGTTATATGTTTTGGGCGGAAAAGGAGGGGAAAATTCCTCAAGGGACAGCTGAAAAATGGGCAAAACATACACCCAATATTAAATCTTTACCCGAAAAAAAGAAAAAGAAGCGTTATAAATAATTAATTTTTAAAATTATGAAAATCAAACTAAAGAAAGCAGTTAAAACAAAAATTAAAGCTGTTAAAAAAGAAACTCCCAAAGTTGAAGATACGGGGGTTAGTGTGACCGTTCACGGCCATTATGATGGCAAAAATTACAATAAGCCATTTCAAGTTCAAAAAGAACGCAGAGGTGTTTGGTCGGTGATGGATATGGTCGGACGAGTGATTATCACCGTTCAAGCGGAAAACAACGAATTGGGCGATGCCACGGCTCACGAAGAAGCCAGTAAAATCAACGAATTATTATATTAAAGATATTGGTAAGAGCCAATTAAAAAACTCTTTTTGCGGCCAGTCCCCGCTTAAACGACTACCTGACCATTAAGCAGGTAATTAAACTTAATCGTATGGAAGACAAAGATGTTGTTGCCAGAACAACTGATATTCCCACTGAGGAAGATTCAAAAATTCTGGCCGAGTTAGGGCCTAAAGAACCCGAAGCTCCCGCGGAAATTCCTCCCGCTCCCAAAGAGGAAATAAAACCCGAAGTGAAACCCGAGGAGAAACCTGAAGAACCTCCAAAGGTGGAAGAGGAAGAAGAGGAACTGCCCAAGCGACCCTTAAGGGCGATACCAATTCCAAAATATCAAGCGGAAAAGTCAAAGTGGCGAGAGAGAGAACAAGAACTGGAAGCCACTATTACTGAACTTAATGAGAAATTGGAAACGATTGCGCCCAAAGAAACTTCAGCTGAAATTAAGAAATTAGCCGAAGAATATGGCGTGGATGAAAATTTTATCCGCAAATTAGCTGATTTAACAGTTAAAAAAAGCCAGATTCCCAGGCAATATCTTAAATCTCTTGAAGAAACATATCAAGAGAAGCAATTTGATAAGGAGTTTTCTCAAGTCGCCACGGAATTTCCTGAAATCAATTCTTCAGAAATCAAAGCTAAATTACACGATTTAGCAACGGGATACTCGGAAGAAGTGCCTTTAAGAACTTTAGTTATTGAATTTAAACACGATAACCCCGACCTTTTTAAGCCAAAACAAAAGGCCATAGAATCCGGCACGCCTGGGGCTTCGCAAATCAAAGAACTTACCGATTTTGATTCGGTAACGCCTCAAGATATTGCGAAGATGACACCCCAGCAAGTTGATGAATATGGTCGTTATATGGAGGAAAAAGAGAAAAGGGAAAATCCTTTATAACTTAAAGGCGACAAGGTATCTCGCTAATAATTAACTTTTACGACAATGGCAGACAATTTAACGGCCTTGTCGCCTGAAAATTTGGGCGATTAAAATCTGTTCTAATTAATGGGGAACATCCAGCGATGGACAACCCTCTGGAAGATTATTTGCCTTATGAATAAACGAGGCAAATTTTCACCAGCAACGACTGAATGGACAGAACGCCAAATGGCGTATGCGACAGTCTGACCAACACCTATAATCTAAAAATGAAAGTGTTGAGGTGAGCAGAAATGGTTCACCCCCGTATATAAATACGGAGTAACAAATTGGAATTTTGGTCTAAAAAAATACAGGCCAAATTGATGAAGCAGGATGTTTTTCGCAAAATTGCCAATATGGAAGAAAGGGCAAACCTCAAAGTAGGGGACACGCTTAATAAGCCATATATCGGCGACTTTGCTGTTCAAACCTATACCAAAGGAACGGCAATGACCGCGCAAACATACTCTTCCACCAATGAAGCCTTATCTGTTGACCAAGTCAAAGCTGGTTTTTTTTACGTTGATACGATTGACCAGATCCAAAATATCTACTCAGCTATAGATGAATGGACAAAAGAAGCGGCTATCCGACTTGGCAATAACATTGATGGAGCTTTTCTTTATGAAGCTATCAATGCTAATGACACAATAGACGATGGCGATTTAGGCGGCACGCCAGGCAATGGCCTTGTTTTAGCAACTTCTAACATCGTTAATTTCTTGGGCAAGATTAACAAGAAATTAGATGTTCAGAATGTTTCTCGGGCGGATAGAATAGGAGTCATCTCGCCCCAACAGTTTGATGTTTTATGGCAGTATATTGCCGGTAAGGATACCTTGCTGGGCGATAGGACTGGCGAGAATGGACAACTCGGACATTTTGCGGGTTTTGAACTCTATATGAGCAATAACCTGACCGGCGAGGCGACTTGGTTACCGGCTAATGATCCCAGCAATACCCAAACCATTACAATTAATGGCATTACCTTTACCTTTGTGTCAACAATTGGCACAACGGCTGGTAATATCTTAATTTCAGGCACGGTGGCTGGCACAATTGATAATTTAGTCGCTCTCATCAATGCGGGCGGCGTGACTTCGGATTCGGGTGTATCTAATGTTTCTTTATCGGCGGCTAATCAGAAAACAGTATCTAACTGGGTAGCGGTGGATAACACCACTTCCATTACAGTCAGAGCCAAAGGCGCGGGTTATATGACGGTAGCAACTTCAGATGCGGCCGATGTTTGGACAACCACCAAACAATATCAGCATTCTTTATTCGGCGATAGAAGAGCGATTGATTTGGTTATTCAGAAAGAACCGGGAGTGCAAATGGGTCCGGCAATCGCGGCCGGATTGCTTGGAACTTATGTAGCGCCCTATTGTCTTTACGGGTCTAAACTTTTCAACAAGAATACTTACAAGATTCTTGATTGTATCGTGCGAAGCGACGCTTACTAATCTCTAATTAATTAAGGCAAACTAAACTATGAAAAAGAAATCAAAGAAAATTAGTTTGAGTTTAGCCAGTGTGTTAATTATCGGATTAGTGGGTCTGTTCGCTCTTAACTTTGTCACGGCTTCAATCGGCGGAATATGGGGAATGATTGCCGACCGAGCTGGCTTTTATTTAGCCAGCGGAGTTGGTCAACCGCCTCAAGATTCGGATACTTCTATCGGCGGCACGCAATATAATCGTCAGATAGATTTTGCCGAAGGTATTTCCGTTGATGGCACAGAAATTATTGATACCTATGGCAAAAGGGTAGTCAGCAATGTTCAACTTGCTTTAAGTTTTCCAGCTACTACTACTCATACTTTTACACCGATAGTCAGATATGATAATCCACACGATTATTCTTTGGTGGTTGAAAAGTGGTATGTGGACTTGACAACGGCTTTAGGTTCAATGACTGGCGAAGTTTCTTGTGGGACTACAACCAAAGACCTTTCGGGAAGTTTAGTGGCAACCAGCAGCAAAACTCTTTTAAGCGAATGGTTTATTAGTAAAACTGCTATTAACGGAAAAGCGTCAGATGATTTTCTGACTGCTTCTAATGCTACTTCTACGGATTTGATTGGCACTTATTTTGGAACAATCGGCGATAACAGAGTTCCAACTTCCAGTATGTTTATTTTACCGGCCTCTACTTCCTTTGTTTGTTCTTTCGCTCCTGCTACTAAAGGAACTTCCAGCAGCGACTGGACTACGACAGGTAATTTTACTGGAGCTGGCAAACTACACTTGGAGACCCGAAAACGATAATTAACCTTATTGGTTTTCAGGAAGGGCAATTTATTTGCCCTTCTGAATAAGCTAATAATTAAATAATAATTTAAAAAATTTATGAAGGACAACAACATTTTGCTCTATGGAGGAATTTTGTTAATGATAATTGCGGGTTGTATTATAGGAATTGGCATTTATCAAAACTATATTTCTCCCAAAATCGGTCAAGTTGATCCACGAGCCGAGACAATAATCGGGTCAAGCGTGGATGCCGAACTCTTGCCTTATAATTTCGTAGATGCCGACGCTACGACAACCTCTGGCTTTGCTGATGGCGGCGCGGTTGATCAATTAGTGGATGTTCAAGGAATGGACAATGTTCGCTTCAATGTTTTAGGCAAAGGTCAAGTTTCCAGCTCAACTATCAATATGATAATTTCTTATTCGCAGGACAGCGTTAATTTCTTCAGTCTGGCTTCCACGACTCTTTTTACCACCACCGACAACGCGGCGGCTACTTCAACTATCTATGCCGGAGACCAGATAATTTCATTTGCGCCAAATACAACAGCTTCTTCTAATAAGAGTTTTTTAATTAGCACTTTGGGCGCAAGGTGGATGAGAGTTCGGCTTCAGACCACCAAATGGGGGCATCTTAATACCGGCGCGCAAGCTTGGATAGAAGCAATTAAACTTCACAATATTTCACCCTAAAATATGATTACCATAGAGCCACAAAGCGACTACCCTATTACTTTTAATATTACTAATCCGACTGAAACCGCAACTCTTTATGTGCGAGCTTATATTTATGATGGCACAACTGATGATACCTTGCTTGATACGGTTGATTTAACCGATCTGGGTAATCAGAGATTTAAAGCAATTTGGCGGACTCCAGCCGATGTTTCAGGCACGGGGCGCTATATTACAATCTTTAAAAAGATTTTTACCGATTCTGGTTATGCTACCGAAAGCGAGAATTATGAACGAAAAGAAGAGCAACTTTTGATTAAACAAGGTTGGTCTTTCGCTTTACAAGGCATTGGCGGTGGTGGAGAGGTTGATTACAAAAAGATTCAAAAGATGATTAAAGAAGAATTGGCTAAGATTCCCAAACCGCTAAAACCCAAAGAAGTTGATTTTGGGCCGATTATAGAGGCCATTACCAATGTTCCGCCTGTTGAGAAACCTAATTTAAACCCTGTTTTAGATGAAAT